GGTATGGCGATTCCTGGTATGGCCGCTAGCGGTGCAGAAGCAGTTCGCCAAGAAGTCACAGGTCGCCCGACTGAAGGTAAAGAGGGTGACTTCCAAACTGAAGTCGCACGCATGAAGCAACTCGGTGGAGTTGGCCTGGAATTGGGTCGCAATGAACTTGGTATGCGCACCGACAATATTGTTGATCTTACTCAACGCTTAGGTCAAGTAGCAAATGAGCAGTTAAAAGCGCAGTATCCAATTCTTTCCAAGATGAAGAACGATGAGTTAATTCGTTCTCAGGCAATGCTCAACTCCCAGAACAACGCTTATATGCAGCAGATGGTTCTTGGAACCGCCAGCAACCTTGCTCTAGATGCCCAGCGGGAGCGTGGTGCCCTTGCCCGTCAGTACATGGCTTCTAGCCCCTACAACGTCGTACTAGGCGCTCCTAACATTGCAATTGGTTGATCATGGCATACTCTTTTGATCCCCAAGCTCCTTTCGGTAAAATTGCCGGACTTAATCCTCCTGGTACTTCTGGTGCAACGTCAGAAGCTTTTGGTGGGATGCTGAACGTAGCTCCGTTAACACCTGGATTTACTGGTACTCAACAAGAGGCTACTAATCCTTATCCACAAGGAAGTAACGAAAGCATGTTGTGGATGATGAATAAAATGCAACGGGATACAGAAGAACGCGGCGACCGCAAGTATGGTGATTTATACGACAAGATCACAAAGCAACGCCAGGGAGAAGCACGTGAAGCTTTCACCTGGAAGATGTTAGGTCAGATTCCAAGTACTATTGCTTCTATTGGCAATAATCTTGCCACTACTTTGTATAATCCAGCAAGCGTTGAGATTGCGTCCAGGACTCCTGGATTACTTTCTAATATTTATTCTCAGGCTATTGCCGGATCTCGTGGAAAATATATCAGCTGAGTATAATAAACCCAATGGCGTACACATTTCCGGCTTCTTTAAATTTAAGTGGTTTTGATACCGCCTCCTCTTTTTTGCCTATCACTAAACCAGCAGGTACCATGGATCCCGGAACAGCTACTTTAATTGGCGGCGGTATTTCTGCTCTTGGTAGTGGAGCATCTGCTATTGGCGGAAAAAATGCAGGCGCTCAAGCAAGAGCTGCAGCACGTGAGCAGGCAGCAGCTGTACAACAAGCGGGACGCGAGACGCCACTTGTTAATTTTGGTCTTGATGTCGCAGGTAAAAAATTTGATACTTTATTTGGTGGTCCGGCAAACCGCTTTAATCTTGCACAAGATACCGCTTTACAAGGAGCGTTGCTTACCGATCCGGGATCTTCTAGCTCTATAGAAGCACGCAGAGAACAGCTTCGCCGGAACCAAGAGCTGTTTGGGGCACGCACCCCTGGATACGGAGCTGCTTTTAGCAGGTTTGTGTAACCTAAAATAAATTCAACGCAACAAGTAAAATGCCAAAAAATAAAGAAGACAATAATATTTATGCAGGCATTTATGGCGGTGACAGGTCTTCTATGCCGGGACCAACTGGCGAGCAATTTGAAAATTTAACAAATGCATTAAGAGCTTCCTCTGCTGGTTTGGGTAGTAGTGGCGGTGTTTCAATGCTTGGCCTGCGAGAAGCTGGAAAAAGTATTGGCGATATTTCAAGTGTTTATCGTAAGTTTGGCAAAAATATTGAAGGTTATAGTTCTTACCTAGGAAAAGCAGTGCAGCGTGGCACCATGTCGCCTGAATTAGCCGAACAATCATATTTAAACGCTGCAATGTTTTCGGGTGCTAAAAAACCGTTTGAAGGAGCACAAAAGCTAGGGGAAATGGAACAGGGATTTGTTCCTAAAGAAAAGTATGATAGGTACGATCCATTCTTCCAATTAAACGCGCAACAATTATTGGGCCGCAACTTAGGCTCAAATGAGTTGGGTGCATATAAAGAAGCATTCCGTGGCATGGGAATCTATAAACCTGCAGATGTATCTGCTGCATTTGGCAACATGCTCATGACTACGCCGGAAGCCCGCAATCGCGAGGTAGTTGTAGATCGAGATTTATTTAAAGATAAATCTAAAACAACGGATGAGCTTCTTGCCATGAAGCAAGCCTTCTTAAACTCTTGATTTTATAATATAAGAAAAAGATAATCATGGCAAAACAAACGGCAAAAGAACTTCTTGCAAGTTACGGTAAAACAATCGACAAAAACGAACTAAAAGAGTTCGAAAAAAAATTTAATATTCAAAAAGCAAAAGATTTTGCCAAAAGTACAGGTGGCGTAAGCCTAGGTGAAAATGCTAAAACTTACTTTTCAACCGGTGGCGCAGCGGGAGCGCAACAACGAGCTGATGAAGCTGCTCAAGCAGCAGCAGATAAAAACAAAATCAATACTGACGTTATTTTTGATCCTGGCGATGGATCTGGGCCAAGAACAATGTCTCAGTCCACATATGATTATGAAGTTGCTTCAGGCTTAGCAAAGCTTAACAACGATACTATGAAACAACTAGAAATTCTCCGTGGCGCTAGCGCAGAAAATATTGCAAACATCTCTGCAGGCGCCCAACGTTACGGTTACGAGGCAGACGAGCGTGCCCGTAAATATGTAGCAGATCGCGCAGGTCAGTCTGCAGAAGCCGTTGAAAACATCCGTGCAAAAGGTAACCTTGATTTGCAAGCAATTGTCAATGCAGGTTTAAAAGACGTTGAAAATATTCGCGGTCAATTTGGTGTTGAGCAAGAAAAAACACGAGGCGAGTTTGGCGTTAAACAAGAAGAGACTCGTCAAGCAGGCAATCGGGAAGTTGCTCGCATTGCAGGTAAAGCAGGTATTTACCAGGGCTTAATGGGAGCTTTTAGTTTCTAATTGGTATAATTTAAAAATAGCTTTTGCTATACTTTAAGAAACACTGTAGGTAAACATGGCCTATTCCGATACGATTGCTGGTATTAATGCTGCTGTTGCACGTGGTGAAATTGACGCGGCAACCGGGGCCGCTCTGAAGAAACAAGCCGCCGAAGGTGAGTACGGTGCCAAGTCTTTTGACATTGGTGAGTTTGAGGGTCTCCTTGGCCGCCTGGAAGGCTCCAAGATGCGTCAGAAACGCCAAGAGAGTGTTGAGGGTCGTCGCGGCACCATGGCACAAGGTCTTGCCAGCATGATGAGCAACTTCTGATAATGCAGACTTCTGCCGCCTTCAAGTCTCAGCCCACTGAAGGTGCGGACTTAAGTCTGTACAAAAAGGCGGCAGAAGTTGCTTATCAATTTGCTAAGAAACGTTCCGAAAAAGAACCTGAATCTACCGAAGATACTTTCGGCGCAACTGATACAAAAGAACCAAGGCAGTAGCTAGAATGGACAGTTTTATCAACACTGGTTCGGATTACGCTGATGATCCGTATTCTCTTCTTTTTGATGAAGAGAAAGCCAAGAAAGCTGCTGCCGCTGCTAAGATCTTCCAAGATGTCTCCGTTGGTTCTTCCAAGGAGAAAATGAAGGAACAAGGAGCACAAGAGCGTGAAACCATCACGAGAGGAGCAACAGAGCAGCGTCAGTCCGCAGAACAAGCCCAAGAGTTCGGTGAGAAGGACGAAGCACGCGATTACTCCCAGGCCCAGCGAGCTTATCGATATTGAGGTTTTTAAAACCTGGATCGATAATTTAGACAGTGCATCTGAAGAGGCATACCTTTCCTTCTGTAAGGATAACAACTCTGTTATTGAATGCTTCCTTTATGCCAGGTTTCTTGGTTATGAAGGGAGCATTGTTGCGTGTGACTTATGGGTAAACAGCGAATTTGAAAAACCTGATCATCGAAAAGTTCTTCTCAATGAAATTGAGGAGATGCAGGAAGATATTCGCAAGTTACGACAAGCTGTCGAAGATGATGTCGTTAAGCGAGATGCGGGTGTCGCAAGGATCGCCAGCATGCAAAAAGAGCTTCGTGGAACCATTGCTCAATTAGATCTTTTTACTTCTTCCAGAGATCGCAAGGGATTACTGATGGCCGGTGCCGATCGTGCTATCCGTGAGTTAGTGTTTATCTTCAAAGATGACCCCATTGAAATCCCATTGCACGAAGCATCAATGAGCGTATGGGCTCGCATGCAACTGGAAGAATAGTAATCATAAAATAAACAAAAGACCAAGCCAATGTCTTCTTCTACTGATATTCCTGAACTTGCAGGACGTATGCCAAGCATCGTTCGCAATCTCCAGCGAGAACGTATGGGCCGTGGCCCTGCTCAAGCTGTTGCAGGTGCCAGTGAGATAGCTAACACTGCCAAAGTAATGTTTGGTAGTACTCCCCCAGATACCGAGGTAAATGGCAAACAAAATGCCCCCGCAACTCCTGGCACACTTCAAAAAGACCGAAGCGAAGAAAGAGGACGGCTCGCAGATGAACGACAAGGAAAAACGCAAGGCCGCCTTGGAAAAGGCCCGCAAGTTTAAAGAGTCACGCTCCAAGAAATAAGTTAGTATTAACTTAACTGCATACATAGAGTGCCTTCTTATCTTCATCTTGCTTACAGGCGTAATGCACGTGCTGCTTCCAAGAATTACAAAGTAAGAGAAAATAAGAACGAGGATTCACTCCAGCGTGCACGGGATGACTTCGGTTACTTTTGCGAGTATGTAGCCGATAAACCTCCAGCGGAACATCACAAGGAGTGGCACCGCAAGTTCGTAACAGATCAAGATAGTTCCTGCCTGATCAAGATTGCTGGTCCTAACGTCGATCTACTTGCTCCTCGTGGTTCAGCTAAAAGTACCGTACTTGGCTTATTAACTGCTTGGGCCATCGGCATTCACACAACAGCCAAGTTGCCGCTACAGATCCTTTACTTGTCATATACCGTTGATATTGCACGGTCTAAATCTGCAACCATTAAACGGATTATTGAAAGCAAACGATATCAAGAAGTTTTTCCAACCGTACGTCTACTCAAGAACGTAACCAGTAACGAGTATTGGTCTATTGATCACAAGTTTGCAGGTATTGACGTAACAGGTGACGAACAGTTTACGCTCTGTGCAGCAGGTTTGAAAGGTTCGGTGACCTCCAAGCGTTCGCACCTGGTGATGATTGATGACGCAATCAAATCGGCCGCTGATATTGCCAACCCTGACATCAGAAAAATGATGCAGGACAACTGGAACGCGGTGATTGCACCAACCATGTTTGAAGGGGCACGTGCTATCTGCCTTGGTACTCGCTTCAGGCATGATGACATTCACTCCACCACCTTTAACGAACAAAATAACTGGCAACAGATTATTCTTTCTGCAATTTACAATGATCCTGTAACAGGAGATGAAAAATCCTACTGGCCAGAGATGTGGTCCTTGGACTACTTGAAGGAAAAGAAACGACAGGCACCTATTGCCTTCTCGTTCCAGTACATGAATCAAATCATCAGGCAAAACGAACTATCGTTGGCACCTGAATTAATTGTCAAAGCCGAGATCTCCACGGAGTTTGACGCACTTGGAATTGGCGTAGATCTCTCCGCTGGTATTAAAGAAAAGAACGATTACACAGTTATGATTCTTGGAGGTCGCATTGGCGACCGTATCCATATTATTGATTACCGACGTATTCGCGTAATGGGTAATTTGGAAAAACTAGACGCAATGAAGGAGCTTCTCAATGATTGGTCTATTCTTGGTCGTGACGATAGTGGCAATTATTTCCCTACTTATTCAACTTGCGATATATGGTCCGAAGCTGTTCAATACCAGGCATCGCTAGAAGCTGACTTCAAGCGAGTCTGTTTAAGTAATGAAGGTTTGTATAACTTAATTTGGCATCCCGTCAAAGGATTCCGCGCCGATAAGCTGGCGCGTTTTCGTGGCATCATTGGCATGTTTGAAGATCGAAAGATTATCTTTAATCGTTACCGAAACTTCACTGCAATGTTTGAAGAACTTACCAACTTTGGCGTTAGCAGTCACGACGACACGGTAGACGCCTTAGTATGGTTGGTGACAGGACTTGCACGCAAAGGACAGTTACAGCTCGATTACTGATCCTAAAATAAATAAAGAAAAATCAAAACTTTGTACCAGTGGGTCCAGAATATCTCGCCATTGGCTTAACAGCTGTAGTATCCGCATTAACCGGGGGCAGCTGGGTAGCCAATAAAATACTAGATAGACAGCAAGAGCGCTTGCAGGGAGCCCACGAATACATTAGTTCGCAAAAAAGAAGGATTGACGTTTTGGAAGATCAAATCAATCGCATGCCTTTGGAGTATGTATTGAAGGTTGACTTCCTTAGGGAAATCAAAGAAATGCATGATAACTTTAAGCAGATCAACAATAAGCTTGATAAGCTAATGGAAAAGATTTTGGAAAAATGAGCTACATCTTGGAGGTCCAGGAGGACGACAACGGAGATTCTTACATCACACTGCCTGATGAAGTTGTTGACGAGCTGGGTTGGCAAGAAGGAGACATTCTTAATTGGGATGTAAAAGGAAATGGAATTATTCTTAGTAAAGTCAATGACTGTGCTGGTTACGAAGTAATAGAAGAGTAAAATAGAAACAAAGAGAGACTTTAGATGTATTACGCAGGCGAAAGCAACGTACCTGGGGCACCAGGTAACTTGATGGCTGGCAATCCTTTTGGTCGTCAATTTGAAATTCCAGGTCGTTCCTCCAGTAATTTTGGTAATTTAACTCCTGCTGACATCCAGCGGTTAATGGAAGAAAACCCTTCAGCTGCAGATAAGATTCAACAGCGGTATCAAAAAATGCAAGGCGGCATTCAGTTGCCCCTGGTGCAGGGACTTCCCACTGGCGGCACTCCTATGGGTAACGCTGGTTTCTACATGGGTCCTCAGCTTGGCCAGATGGTACCCCCCGCTGGCTTCCAGAACAAAACAGTTTCTTGATTTATTGTTAGTATTAATAAAACAGAGGAGCAATAGTGGCTGACGCTGTAAGTCGACTTAAAGAAATGGTCAATTCCTATCTTGAAAAAGATGGGAGCGTTGGCGTCGACACGGGCATTATTGCTTCTCATATTGCGCAAATGAAACTCTTTGGCATCCGCCAGGGGGTTGAATTTTTTCCGTCACAAGATAACTTTGGTGCACAACGCAAAGATTTTTTAGATCGTGTACTGAAGTACAACAAGATGGACATCCGACTGGATTCCATTTGGGAATACTTCTTGTGTGATGGCAAAGGTCTTTTCTATATCCGTCCAACTAAAGTTAGTTACCGTCTTTATTATTTCCGCGCTCACGAGTACCGTTCCTACTACAACGTAGATGGTGAGCTGGATGAGGTTGTGATCATCTATAGCTACAAAGTCCGCAAGGGCTTTGGTCTGAACGATAATATCAACATTAAAAGTATCACTGGATCTGCTGTTACTGGCGACCAGGGTGCCAAACGTTACATCAGGCTTTCGATTAAAGCCGATGAGATTGAAGAAACTCACTCGGAAGGTGAGATGTCATTTGACATGCCTTCCTATGCAGTCCCTGGGAAAACTAAAACGTTTAAAAATACGTTAGGTTTTATTCCTTGCGTTGAGATCTTTAATAATCCCAAAGGCTTCTCCACCGAAGGCGTCGGAGATTTTGATTCGATGGCCAACCATATTGTCATTCATGACGAAATGGTTCGTACCATGCGCAAGAACGTTCAGTTCTTTGGTAATCCCACTCTGCTTTCGTCTCGTCCCAAGACCGACCTGATGGAGGCCGGTGGCGATACAACTATTCAACGTCCATCTATTGCAGCAAACTCTGGCTTCAATAGTCCCAGTGCATTGAGCCGATCTACGTTTAAGTCAGATCCTATCAGTCGTGGTGTCGACGGTACGATCCGAGTGCCACGCGTTATTGCAAACCTGGAACCGAACGACCGAGTTGGTTATATTGTTCCAGATGCTATCACTGGTGACCAAAACGCTTTTGCACGGCAGTACCGAGAAGAGATTCGTACTGCCCTTGGTGGAGTTGACGAACTTTCAATTTCAGCTGGTGTAACCGCAACAGAATACAAGTCACTGTTTGGACGCGTCTCGGCAACTTCTAAGAAAAAAGCAAATGCTATTTACAC